TTATGCCGCAATTCCTCCCTGCAACGGGTTCAGCGTAACCGCATTTTGCAGGTAGTCAGGCGACAGGTGAGCGTAGACCATCGTTTGCTGAATATTCGCATGCCCCAGGATCTGTTGCAGGGCGATAATATTCCCGCCATTCATCATGAAATGACTCGCAAAAGTATGCCGCAAGATGTGCGTTGCCTGGTTCTCCGGTATATCCGGTTTCACCTCCCGCAGTATTTTGCAGAACCTTTCGTAGTCCACTTTGAACAGCTTTCCGCTGGCCTCTTTTTTCACCTTACTTTCCAGTTCTTCAGAGATCGGCACCGTCCGCTTTTTCCCGTTCTTGGTCTTCAGGAACGTGACGCGGCAGTTAACGATATTTGACCGTTTCAGCGTGGCGACCTCTGACCATCTTCCGCCGGTGCTCAGGCATAGCAGGGCAATCAACAGAGAATCCCCCTCTAGAACGTTCAGCAAATTGCTGATCTCTTCCCGCTCCAGAAATGTCATCTCCGGGTTTTCTTCCGCCAGCGGTGGAAGTCCGTTAACGGGATGCTGACCGCCAAATTCCTCGATCTGAATTAACTTCGTAAACATGCCGGATAGCCGGTACATCTCGCGATTAATCGTTGATGCCTTAATCCCGGCACCCAAACGGCCAGATCGGTAGTCCATTAAATCCCTTTTACTCAGCCGACTAACAGCGGGGTCGCCCAGGCCATTAATAGTCTTCAGTAGGTGATTGAACTCCTTTTTGCCATTTTCATGGTTTTGCCCGTGGTACCGCCACCAGGCATTGAGCAGCTCACTTAAAGGACGCCGGTCGGCGCGCCTTCCTGCCCATTCTTTTTGGCTTGCGTTCGCTATCGTGTATTGCTCAAACACAACAGCCTCAGCCTTTCTGTCAAACGTCTTGCGGATGCGGCGTCCTGCTGCCCCGCGAGGTCTAATGTCCACCATATAGCGACCATCATCGAGCTTCTTAATCGACATAAGAAAGCCCTCCGGCGCAGATTTCACTGTCTTGGTAACAAATAGTGAAAATGTAAGATTTATAAACTGTTAGCCAGTCTGTTTCTCGGATTGGCCTGATTCTGTTGATTCTGGCCCAATGTGTGCGAGGGCCGGTGCGATCTGACCAGCCTGCGGCGCAGTCTTATCGGTCATCAACCATAGGGTGTATTTTTGGAACCGCGGGTGCCCCGTGTACTTGATGAGGGCATTACCGCCGGGCTCGAATTTGCCGCTTTCATATTTTGCAAGCGTACTGCGTGACAACCCTATGATTTCACATAGCTCATTTTGACTGAGCCCCTCAGCCGTCCTGATAGCCTTAATTTTTTCGCTTAACCTCATTTGACTTGTTCCTATTTAGGATGTAGATTTCATTTCATTGGGCCTATATAGGCTCAATGAAAGACGAGAAAACCAGCCGCTAGAACGTTTCCAAACGGTTTAGAAGGGGCTGGATCTTACGAGATTAACACGAGCTAACAGGAGCGTGAATGATGGAAGCGAGCGATTACGCGATCAAATACCCGCTTGATGCCGTTCATGTAGAGAAGTTCGCCGAACTGATCGGCAAGTCAAAGACCGCAGTAGAGGAAATGATCAAGGCAAGAAAGCTGCCGGTCATTGAACTGCGCGACCCCAACAAGCCCAATGCCCGCGCAGGTGAGCGCTGGGTTTATATCCCTGAGTTCAATCGCGCAGTGCGCGAGGCGTACTACAACCGCCCCGTAGAACAGCGCGACGCTTGGCTGTTGTGGATGGGGCTTTAATGCGAACCGCTTCAGGGAGCAGCTCTATGAAAAGTGGAATTGGCGGAGTGGTCTCGCAGCTGAATAGTAAAACCAGCCTTTATCGTGGTTTTACTATTCTGAAACTCCCGCGCAAAAAGCCATACAGCCGCCAGAGATATCAGGTTACTTATGGCGGCCATTATTTCGGGATTGATTTTGCATTAGTTGAAGCCTGCAAAACGATAGACCGGCTTATTAATAATAACCGTTTTATTATTCATTAAAGGAGCGCGGAAAAATGAAACGCATTTATGCCGAACAGATTAATAAAATGCTGGAAGATTATTATTTCAATCTGGAAAACAACCCGCAGGGCCGCGAGTCACATTATTGCGTTCTGGCTAGCGGGATCCAGCACGTCTACGGCACTGCATTCTGCCTGAATGACGATGACGCACTTTGTGAACTTCGCCCATTGGTTAGCGCCATCATGAATGGCGAGATACCTAAGCCATACGACCTGTCGTCAATCGACGATGAGCAGCAAAAACGGGTTGTCGTATTTAACAAGGCAACACCAGAAATGATTCATCGGCTAAAACATGAGATGGAAAGCATCCCTGCAAGATTAAAGACCTCATCCCTCTACAGCCGATAAGCGAGGCTTACCATGTTCAATGAAGAAAGAAAATCATGGGCACAGGAAATGCTGATTCGTGAAGCAGTGGAGAACGCGAGGCAGGGTTTCACGGTACAGCTTAAAAACGGTGCCCGTATTACCGTGCCTGCGAATGATTCATCAATTGACTTAATTATTCACGGTTTAGAAAAATCAATTCGCGGAGATTATGAGCGCGACCGCCTGACGTTTATAGATTTTATGTATTACTGGCACGAAAGGTTATTCAAGCTGGCTAAAAGAAAACCGCGCCACAACCCCTAATTAACCAGCGTCAAAAATAACGGCATTCATTTTGCCGGGGATTCGTTTTGCCTTTTTCAGGAGGTCGCATGGGGATTAAATCAATCAAGCTGGATGGCGGAATAAGCGATCCGGAGTTTGTGGAAATCAGCACCAACGCACGGAAACACGAACGCGCTCACCTGCTGGGCCTGCTGCGTATTTATGTCGGCCAGCTGAAAAAGGAAAGCGCCACCCCGGAAGAGATTTATTCATCAATCGAACAGTGGGCCAACGCCCGCGAGCTAACCATCAGTGAGGGAAAAAACCATGAATAACATGATGCTTGACGTCAGGGCATTGGGCAGCGACGACGACTCACAGCTGTTCGCTGTTGGGTGCGCCTTCTTTGAACCGTCAACCGGGCAGCTTGGGCCTCAGTTCTACCGCGCGATTGACCTAAACACCGTCAAAAATATCGATCCTGCAGTGGTGATCGAGCTGCTGAAAAGGGACGCCGATCAGCGCGTAGAAATAATTAGCGCGACCCACACTGAATTAACCGCCGTGGCCGAACTTCTCGGATTCGTGGAAAAAAACTCATCGAAACATGCGGAGCTCCAGTGCTGGACAAGATCGGAGGGAGCGGTAAGGCAGCTCATTTCCGCCGTGAAGAGGCATAACCTGGTTGTATCCCGTATCGCTCTCAAGGCCTGCAGTTTGCCTACGCTGGTTATGCTTGCGGGCGCCACCGGTTACGTTCCGCACCCGCGCCGCTCAACGGCCACTTACGTGCTGACTGACGCCGTATATCAGGCCGAGCAGGTTTGCGAGATCTGGCAGCGCCTAACCAATCCACACCTCGAATCATTGTGAGGGCATGACAATGATTAAATCACCCATCAAATGGGCGGGCGGTAAAACCCGCGTTATGCCGCAGCTGCTGAAGCACCTGCCGAAGGCTGATTGCCTGATTGAGCCATTCGTTGGCAGCGGCACGGTATTCATGAACACGGAATACCGTCGCTACGTCCTCTGCGACAGCAATCGCGCGCTGATCAACTTCTTTCGCGTATTGACCTCTGACACCGAGAGACTGATCGACACCGCGCGCAGAATGTTTCTGGATGGCAATAACGAAGAACAGTATTACAAGCGCCGGGCGCTATTTAACTCCATGCAGTGGAGCGACACAGGAAAAGCCGATACCGCTTTGCTATACGCCGCTTTGTTTTTGTACCTGAACCGCCATTGCTTTAACGGGGTATATCGCGTCAATCAGAAGGGTGATCATAACGTCCCGTTTGGGAAATATGCCGCACCTTACTTTCCGGCTGATGAGATGCGCCACTTTGCTGAAAAGGCCAACGACACAAAAGCCGTTTTCATTGATGGCGATTTTCGCCACACCATCCCTGACGTTATGCAACTGGCATATGACGCGGTTATTTACTGCGACCCCCCATACATCCCGACCAGCAAAACCGCCAACTTCAATGCCTACGGCAAGCCTTTTACCCTGGACGATCACCGCAGCCTGGTTAGGCATCTTCTGTACGTAAATCACCTCCACGGCACCCGTACGGTGATCTCAAACAGCGATACCCCAGAAACCCGCGAAATCTATTCCGCTTTCAATCTTCACGCTTTCAGCGTCCGCCGTTCGGTAAGTGCCAAAGGTCGCGACATGGCCGGTGAGGTTATTGGCGTGCTTCGTGTCTGCGATTACTGCGGCCGAGCTGGCGGCGGTTGCTGCCCAGAATGCGAGGTGTTTTACGGGCTAGACAGTGCCCAGGGGCATGAATCACAGGAGGCATTCTGATGAGCCAGATTGATGCCGTTGTTACTCGGGTGATCGAGTACTGGCCGATTAACGGGTCTTGGATGGTTGAAGTGGAGGTGATGGCCGACGGTCAGTATCTCCGCACCGATATCTCCGTCAGTACAAAGCGAGAGGCCCGTGCCATCCAGCCTGGCGACACCGTGCTGATACCGGTCGTGAGTCTGGATAGCGACTTTGCCGATGAAGATGAATTGCCATTCTGAGAGACCCGCAAATGAATGAAGAAACTAATTACCGCCAGTTCTGGCGCAGCACAGTTATCTATATCGCCCTCTGCTCGCTGTTGTTCTGGCTCCCGATGGGCTATCTCGCCTTTCGTGTTTTCTCTGTGGTGTGGGAGGCGCTGTGGTCGCTTATTACAACGAAATAGACCTTCACGCAGCACAGCACCTGCGCAACCTTATCGACGCTGGCCATATTGCGCCGGGCGTCGTTGATACCCGCTCAATTGAGGATGTAACCCCAAATGACCTTATCGGATTCAATCAGTGCCATTTCTTCGCCGGGATCGGCGGATGGTCGCTTGCCCTGCGTCGCGCAGGATGGCCCGACAGTCGCCCGGCATGGACAGCGTCATGCCCCTGCCAGCCTTTCAGCCAGGCAGGCAAGGGACTTGGGTTTGCTGACGAGCGGCACTTATGGCCCTCCGCACATTGGCTTGTCGGTCAGCGCCGCCCTGTCGTGGTCTTTGGCGAGCAATCTGGCAGCGCTGACGCAAACGACTGGATCGACCTTGTACAAAATGACGTGGAAGCCCTGGGCTATGCCTTCGGGGCGACTGCGTTTCCGTCTGCGAGCGTCGGCGCGCCGCACCAGAGAGACCGTGCTTATTGGGTGGCCGACGCCGATCGCCAGCAATGGGAGAGGTGCGGGGAATTTCAACCGACAGGGGGGGGTAAACCTTCAGACGGCGGCGTTATTAGCTGGCTGGCCCGCGCCAACGGCAACGGACGGGAAAGGCGGTTATCAGGGCGGACGAATCCGCAACGGAAAGCTATCGACAGACAGGCTAGATGTGGCTGCGCAGCTTGCGGGCTGGCCTGCGCCGACCACGAGCAACGACCGTTCTCCATGTCCGCAAGAGGCTATGCGGACGTATCGCGACAATGGAACAAAGATTCAGAAGCGGCTTCAGGATGTAGCTGCGTTATGCGGCCCGGCCCGGTTAACGGCTTCTGGCGAGATGCTGATTGGTTCCACAGCCGGGATGGATGGTGGAGGCCAGTTAGACCCGGATCATTCCCGCTGGCTGATGGGGTTCCCGCCAGAGTGGGAAGAGTGCGCACCTACGGAAACGCTATCAACATTGAAGCGGCGGCAGCGTTCATAAAAGCGTATATGGCGGCGGAACAATGACCGCCGCATCAACTGCGCCTCACATCGCGCAGCCGGGTCGCGCTGACGCCACCCGGTATGATTACGAGTGGCAGAAGCCGAGACCTGCCATTTATGTTGATAAGACTCCTGCTGTTGATCTGGTTGAACTTGGTCAAGAGAAGGAGTTTTTGGCGTGGGTAAAAGTCACCCTTGCGCCACTACCTCGCTTTATTCGCCTGCGCCTGGCTTCCCGCATCGACAGCATTCACACCATGAAGGGCAGACACATCGCCCGCCTGGCGTTGCGCGATATCATCCGCAGGGATCTGCCGCCTATCAATATGGTTCATGAGCAATATGCTATTGCGATGACCGATGAGGCTAAATCTCAGGCCGATACGGCATTTAAGGGGTTAAACCCGCTTTATCACACGTTTAACACCCTGCATGGGCTGGTTGAGCGTTTTAATCGCCTGCCGGATTTCACGCCGGAAGATGTCGAGCTGCTGGCGCAGGATATCGCCATCTATATGCGGTCTGTGCTGAGTGAAGTTCATGAAACGATAGAGACGCAGAGTGATCGCAAATATGCCGGGTACCTTTACACCGAAGCGGCCATCCTCGCGCGGCTTTTCTTCCTGACACCACCGAGCTGGGGAAAGTATTGTCGCGGCGCGTTGTTTATTGATGAGGCTACTACCGGCATCAGCAAGATGCTGGATGATCGCTACTGGCACCGCAACCTGAAAAAGTACGCCACGCGCTGGCGCGAGCATCTGCACATTGCTTTTGGCGATGTGAAACGGGGTGCTGCACCGTACTGCAGTAAGCACCACGTTGATGAGTGGGACGCCAGACGCAAGCGCAGCCGCGCGATCATGGCCCGCCTTGAGCTGGAAGATCAGGACACGAAAGAACGCATTTCGCTTATTGAGCAGATCGATAAGAGCATATCTAACCCGGCATTGCGCCGCGTTGAACTCATGACCCGCATCGGCGGCTTTGAGAAAGTCGCCACCGAAAGCGGCTACGCGGGCCAGTTTTTTACCCTGACAGCACCATCCAAATACCACGCCTATACCGTATTCGGTCATCGTAATGCCAAATGGAACGGTGCCAGCCCGAGAGCCACGCAGCGCTACCTTAACCGGGTATGGCAGAAAATCCGGGCAGAGCTGGCCCGCCGCGAAATCCCGGTTTTTGGTTTGCGTGTAGCCGAGTCTCACCACGACGGTACGCCGCACTGGCATGGCCTGCTGTTCTCTTTGCCGGAACACTCCACCGAGCTGACGGAAGTGATGGAAGACTACGCCACCCGCGAGGACGCGGAAGAGTTGCAGGGTAAGCATGGCAACCAGCCGCGCTTTGACATGAAGCCTATCGATCATGAGATCGGCAGCGCTACCGGCTACGTGGTGAAGTACATCAGCAAGAATATTGATGGCTACGCGCTCGACGGTGAAACCGACGACGAGAGCGGCCGGCCACTCAAAGAGACATCTAAACACGCTACCGCCTGGGCTTCATGCTGGGGTATCCGTCAGTTTCAGTTTTTGGGCGGCGCGCCGGTGTCTGTCTGGCGCGAGTTGCGCCGGTTCCGCAATCAGGAACAGGCCGACAAGATAAACCCCCTGTTTGCTGAGCTACACCGCGCGGCCGATGCCGGCGACTGGCAGCAATACACCCAATTACAGGGCGGCGCACTGGTTGCCCGCCGCGATCTACCGCTGCGCATATGGTACCAGCAGAAAGACGAGCCGAATGATTACGGTGAATATCGTGACCTCATCAAAGGTCTGATGATGCCAGCCGTTCAGATTCCACCCATTGAAACCCGCCTGCATTCCTACTCAATCGTAAGGAAGAAACCGGAGGTTTTAGACGACTCCGGGCAGGCAGTTGACTTTGATTTTGACCTTCCGGGCGCGTCCGCGCCCTCTAGGACTCGTGTCAATAACTGTACCGAGGACAAAAAACGAACAAATTTACCGCCAGGATCACCGCCATTAATGACGGCGTCAGATGGCGGGGAGGAGCCTGAACAGTTTGAAATTGGTCAGTTAACACGCGATCAGCGAAAACAGGTGTTTGAGAGCATTCGTAACTACAAACCGCCGCGGCAAAAATCGCCTGCCGATGAGTTTGAGGCACTGGCGCACAGCATTACCGTCGGCGACTGTTCCGAATATGACACCCGCCGGGCAGAAAGCTACCTCAAAGCCGCCCACGAAATAAGGCGACAGGAGCAGGTTTTATCACCAGAAATTGCCGGAGTGGCGGGACTGGTGCAGTCGTGGGCACAGGTTAAAAAAATTCAGATCAGTAAGCCGCAGGCCATACAGCTGGCGCGCGGCAATGAAGTGACGGTGCTGGATACGGTGTATCGGGCACATCCGGTTACGGGTGAGCTGATTATTGCCGGGGTTGATAAGCCGTGGCGTAAAACCCTGGCAGATCATAAGGCCGGTGAGTTAGCAGCTCGCTGGAAGAAAGCAGCTAAACGGAAAAATGAGAGGTAAATATGAAGCATTTCAGCACGAAAGCTATCGGGTCAGTCATCGACGAAATGAACCGGCAGGATGAAAAGTGGGGCGCAGACCGCGATCTGCATCCGTTCGTCTGGCAAACAATCCTTAGCGAAGAGGTCGGCGAGTTTAGCCAGGCAATTTTGCATGATGAATTTGGCGGCCGTAAATTGGGAACGGCGCGCGAAGAGATGGTGCAGGTTGCCGCCGTCGCTCTCCAGATTATCGAGCACTATGATCGCCTTTGCGCCCCAGAGGCAGAATCTAAACAAGTGCAGCCAGCGCTTGCGCTGCCGGCCATCCCGGCGGGACGTGAAAAAATCTGCGGCTGTGACTGGCTGGACTGGAATCAGCTGTCAGCGCTCGGTCTTATTGTCCGCATTAACGCTGAAATTCTTCACCCGCTTGGGTTGGCAATTTTCCGAGATCCGGCTTCCGGCATCTCAGCGGGCGCCATGATTGCGCCAGATGGCAAATGGGAGTATGCGCCAGATGTTACTGAAGGGTTGCGGGTAAGACTCTCCGTTCACTCAGCAAAACACAATCACCTTTGACCGTGCTGGCCATTCTATCGAGCACCGCCATTTTTGGCGGTGCTGCAGGTTTTATCTTTTGGGAGCGAGAAGGCTATGAGCTATCTGGGAAGCAAGGCGGGCAGCGGTGTTTATCAAAAAATCATCGCCGAAATGCCGCCGCATGATACTTACATTGAAACGCACCTGGGCAGCGGCGCGGTGATGCTGCGTAAGCCTCCGGCGCGACGTAATTGGGGGATCGATATTGACCCGGAAACCGTCGAGGCGTTTAACCAGGGCAACCCTGACTTTCTGGATAGACTGGCTGATACCCTGTTTATTGATGTTGGCGATGCCGTCGAGTTCCTGCGTTGCTTCGATTATGCCTCTGCCGGCCGCGTCTTAATTTATTCTGATCCGCCTTATCTCCATGAAACGCGCTCCAGCTCCGCGCGCTATAGGCATGAGTACACCGTTGGCGATCATTATCGCCTACTGGGATTACTCTGCTCGATGCCGGAAAACGTGAGCGCAATCGTATCGGGATACCCTTCTTCGGTTTATGACAACGCTTTACCGGGCTGGCGCAGCAAGGAATTTCAGGCCATGACGCGCGGCGGCGTTCGAACAGAGAAAATCTGGATGAACTACCCAGAGGGTGCCGCGTACTCGCATACGTACGCCGGTAAAGACTACAACGACAGATATCGCATTAAGCGAAAAGCGCAGCGCTGGAAGGAGAAATTTGCAGCTTTACCACCCGCTGAAAGGCTGGCAATAATGGTGGCACTCACCTCCGTGGAGGGTGATAGTTAATAAGCACAATTGAAAGGGGAGCATTAAATGAGCGTTAGTGAGTTGGAATTCTCCAAATATGTAAAGGATTCGGAAACCACTCCTTTATTAACGAAGGCTGCATTAGATGCCGGATTTTTGGGGGAAATATTTGAAGATCGGCAGAAATACATAAAAAGGGCTGTGTATGCAATCAATGCCGCAAACATTGGTTGCATCGGGGATCTCGATGCTCTCGTTGCTGAAAATTTTAACAAAATTGAGCTTTTTTTACGGACCCTAAAAAAGAACACTAAAGGTGAAAAAATAGATGGGTGGAGAGTCTGGATTGAGTTTGTTTATGAACTGGCAGTCATAGCACTCAATCCGGATATTTTTACGCACGAGTACCAGCAGCACAATCACTACGAGTCAATAGTTATCCTTATTGTGGAGAAGTCCATTAAAGATATTAGAGCCGCCTAAAGGGGATGATAACCATACTCGTCAGCGTGCAAAATCATGCACAAATTTGCACATTTTTTGAAGCGTCGTTTTTGCAATGCAGCGCCAGTGCTGGCGGGGCCTGGACGGTCTGCACAAAGTGCACAAAAAGAGGCATGTTTAGCGCGCAGGCGAGGCGGGGGAGCAAGCGCGCGCTTTGGGGGTAGGGAAGGGGTCGGCATACCTCGCCAAAAGCCGTCTGCCGGGCGCGCACCATCGCGGTGCATCAGGCCCGCGACGGCGTGATCGGCCATCAGAATGGCGCTGGCGGCGTCTGGTTGGGGATATGACGTTGAGGTTTTGCGGGTTGGCCGACACGGCCTGGAATGGTGGTGCTGCGGGTCGGTACCGCACCGCCGGGAATGGCGGTGCGACCTGAGGTTACTGCGCGAGCAGGGCGTAAGGGTTGAAGCGGATCACCTCTTCGCCGAGCCAGTCGTTAACATGCTTCATCGCTTCCATGACCGGCGTCAGCTCGTTGACCGCAAAGACTTTTGCCGCCTTCTCGACGTCGCCGAATGATCCGTTACCTTCAGGGATGGCGCCCATCAGCTGGGGCGGCACGCGGTGAGCAGCCAGCATGTCATCGCGCGTAGAGGACTTCACGCCGACAAACTCATCCTTCGCCGATATCTGACTGAAGGGCAGGATCTGCACCGAGTCTTTGCCGCCACCTGGAGCATGCAGCAGGACGTTCTTGAATGCCCCGCCGCGACGGGTGTCAGTCAGTGTTTTCTTCAGGCTGTCAATGCTCTCCTGATCGGCCATCGCGCTGTTAACGTAGACAATGCAGCCTGCGTGCGACCCGTTATCGTAGTAGAGCTTGCGGAACTTGTCGGCGGAGTGAGCCAGGTTAGCCGACAGCAGGCCGGCGAAATACTCCGGCATGCCGTAGATCTCCTGGTGAATATCCGGGTTGAGCACATGACATACTGAACCAGTCTCGAACTGGTGATCGGTAAGCCCGGACTGAATAAACCAGTAAGTGTCGAGGTCGGAACCGCGTCGGGTGTACTTAGCCAGCGAGTTACGAAAGCCCATTGGTCCATGCAGGCGGTTGCGGCGCATCTCAAGGTACGCATTGCCGAACACAAACCAGTCGAGCGCGAACGAACTAAACGCCTGCCGCGATAGCAGTTTATGCGGGATAAAGCACCCTGCCAGTACGTTACGCTTGAAGAAAAGCGCCGACTGGTGCCAGCTCGCATACCCGAACTGACGGGCGAGCCCGTACCAGCTAATCGGCGTCTCGTAGTACCGGCCATTGTCGGCACAGTACATGCTATCCAGCAGATCATGAGCACCGGTAACCGGCCAGGGGCCGTCGAATGTGAACGCACTGAGGCCGGGCGCTGATTTCAATGCGTCGGCAAGATCGGCTTGCTCTCTGGCATACTGCCTGCCGCGCGGGGATTTTCGTCTGCTCATCAGTACTCCATAACAGTCATAGTGTTGCCGCCTTCCTGACCCAGCGGCTCGTTAACGGTGGCGAGCATCGTCGCCCAGGCGAGGTCGCCATGACTCACGCCACGGGCACGGTCGGTGTCGTAGGTGATGACGCCGCCGGGCGTGACCACCTTACGCACGGCACTGAAAGCGGTGATCAGGTCATATTCGCCGCGGTCATACTCCCAGCGACCGGCGCGAACCAGTTGCAGCATTTTTAGTACCAGCATGCGCTTACTGGCTGGCGAGAACTGGTAGCACACCGCCGCAGGGAATCGCTTCTTCACGAGCTGATACACCGCCTCGCCGATGCCGCTCCCGTCGATACCGATGTGCTGCACGTTGTAGCGTGTGAGCATGTTAATAATCATGGCGGCCTGCGCCTCAAACTCCATGCCACGCACGCGAATGGTTTCAATCGTGCGGAACTTGCCGCCGGGGATCAGTGGCGCCGCGTTAACAGAGATGGCCCCGCTATCGCCTTTGCCGCTGGCCCCGTTAGGGTCGTAGCCAATCCACACCGGGCGATCGGCCATTGGCCGCATGGCGTAGGGCTTCCAGTCCGGCCACTCGTCGTAACCGTCTGCGCCGCAACTCAACAGCATGTTGTAGTCAAAGGCGGTTTCACCATTTTTGATGAAGGTGCAGGCGTAGAGGTTGTCGTACTCCTCAGGGCTGTTTTCGTCGCGGATTTCGTCAATGTCAGTCAAATCCCAGCCGTTATCGACAGCATCCTGCAACGTGACAATCTGGCGCCAGATTTTGTCCGGACACATCAACCCGCTGTTAAGCGTCTTCCAGGACGCATCGAACTCCACGCGCTTACAGTGGCTACGGCCCTTGTTGAAGGCTTCACCTGACCAGAAGGGGTAAGCCTCATGACTTTCAGCCGATGGTGTGGAGAAGTAGGTGCGCGTCAACCCCTTCAGGGTCGCCATCGCGCCGGCCACTTTCTTCAGGTTGGCAAACTGCCCGACCCAGAAAAATTCGTCAAAGTACAGGTTGCCGGTGTACGACTGCGCGGTTGCGGCTGACGTGCCGAGAAAGTGCAGCTCCGCGCCGTTGAACAGCTGGATCATGTCACCGCCCTTTAGCTCAACATCAACTTCAGCAGCTGCGGCACGAATAAAGCTGCGGAACTGGTACGCCTGGCGACGACTCGCCGACAGAAATATCTGGTTGAGCTGATGCTTGTACTTCACGTCATCAGACAGCGCGCGCAGCAGCGCTTCGCGGGCGAAATACCACGTCGCACCAATCTGACGGCTTTTCAGGATGGCCCGGTTGCGGTGGTGGTGATTCTCGTACCAGCCCTTCTGATGCCAGTGCAGCGAGTCGATGATGTTGGCCCGCAGCGTGGCGATCTGCGCCTCTGAAAAAAAGTTTTGTTTCTTGCGGATCTTCTTCTTCGGTTGCGTGGCCGGCGTTCCGTTATCCAGCTTCTTCAGCTGCCGCGTGAGCAGGTCAATCTCTTTGAAGTCACCGCCGGTTTTTTTGTCTTTGCCGGTAAGTTGAATTAGTCGGGAATCAATGGACGTCGTGACGCGCTGGATCGGCGGTGTAGTGTCCCATTCATCACGCTTTTTCCATGAGTACACCGTGTTCGGGTTAATACCCATCAGGCGTGCGATCTCCGCTGGCGGGTATCCCTGCCAGTAGAGCTGCCGCGCACGTTGCATGATGAATGCTTCTTCAATCGCCATTTGTCCTCCTCGCTTCCTGCCGGGGAGATTAACCCGCGCGCGCGTACCCTTTCGCCCGCTTTTGGTTGTGGCCATTCCCTCACAACAACAACGCGTTGAGCGCGTGCGTCGCTGCCTGCCATCATCTCCGGGAACTCAAAAAACCAGCGAGTAAACGAACATGGCAGGCACAGCTAAACCCCGTAAGAAGTTTCGCGTTGCCGTCTCCGGGAATACCGTCGATGGCCGCGAAATCCAGCCGCAACACCTCCGCGATGCGGCGGCGAACTACAACCTGAACGTGTACGCCGCACGCGTCAATATTGAGCACTTTCTCTCGCCGTACCCTGGCAGCGACTTTGGCGCGATGGGGGATGTGACCGCGCTCAGTACCGAAGACATTACTGAAGGGCCGCTGGCTGGTCGTACTGCGCTCTATGCGGAGATCGACCCATCCGATCGCATGGTGCAGATGACCGATAAGGGGCAAAAAGTCTATTCAAGCATCGAGCTGGCGCCGCAGTTTGCCCTTAACGGCAAAGCCTATGTAGTGGGGCTGGCGATGACCGACACCCCGGCAAGCCTCGGCACCGACCGCCTGAAGTTTGCCGCGCAGCAGCGCGCCTCGGTGATGGCTTTCAACAACCAGCAGGGAGAGCCGCCGATGTTCACCGAGGCGATCGAGGCCGAAGTGATTGAACTGGCCGCCCAGCGCAGTGATGAGGGCAAGCAGTGGTTTAACCGCGTAATGGGCATTCTCGGTAAAGGCCAGAAAACCGACGATCAGCGCTTCGGTCAGGTGCATCAGGCTGTTGAAGCGGTGGCGCAGTCTCAGGTTGATCTTGGCGAGCAGTTCAGTACTGCCGAACAGGAACGCCAGCAGGACAAGGCCACCATCCAGAAACTGACCGCTGACCTGGTCGCACTGCGCCAGCAACTTGAAGGGACGGACGGCAACTTCAGCCAGCGCCCGGCAGCTGGCGGCGGCGACAGCGCGCAGCTCGCTGACTACTGATATCCATAACGAGAGATCCCGCACATGAGAAACCCTACCCGTAAGCTGTTTGACAGCTACGTTGCCCGCCAGGCGCAGCTTAATGGCGTCAGCGCCGCCGCCGTTGCGGCACAGTTCAGCGTTGACCCGACTGTACAGCAGCGCCTTGAAGCTGCCGCACAGCAGGATGATGCCTTTTTGAAGCTGATTAACGTCTTTGGCGTGGAAGAGCAGATCGGTCAGAAAATCCTGATCGGCAGCAAAGGCCCGCTGGCGGGCGTCAACAACAGCACCACCAACCGTCGTAATCCCGGCGCTAACGACAAGATGGATCCGTATAACTATCTGTGCCGCAAAACCAACTACGACTACGCCGTGAGTTATGCGCAGATGGATGCATGGGCGCATCAGCCGAACTTCCAGCCGCTGATTAGCTCGGCGATGGCCCGTCAGATGTCGCTCGACCGTATTATGATCGGCTTTAACGGCGTCAGTTACGCCGACCCGTCAGACCGCGCAGCGAATCCGCTGTTGCAGGATTGTGGCATTGGCTGGTTGCAAAAAATCCGCAACGAAGCGGCACACCGTCGTATTACCGGTGTCACGATCACGTCGCGTGATGAAGACAACAAAATCACTGCGAAAGGCACATACGGCAACATCGGCGCTGCGGTTTATGACGCGAAAAACAGCCTCATGGATGAATGGCACAAGCGTAACCCCGACAACGTGGTGATTTTGTCCGGCGATTTGCTGACAACCAGCAATTTCCCGACCATCAACGCGATGAGCCAGACCAACCCGAATACCGAAATGCTGGCCGGTCAGCTGATTGTGGCGCAGGAACGCGTTGGCAACATGCCGACCTTTATCGCGCCTTACATGCCGGGTAACGCCATCCTCATCACGCCGTTTAAAAACCTCTCGATCTACTACCAGCGCGGCGGCCTGCGCCGGACGATCAAAGAGGAGCCGGAATATAACCGCGTGGCAACGTACCAGTCCTCTAACGATGACTTCATTGTTGAAGACTACGGCGCAGTGGCTTTTATCGACGGCATCACTTTTGCTGAAGCGCCGGCAGGCGGGCAGTAATCACGCACAGGGCGGGCCACGGCCCGCTGTTATTCGGGGATGAGTCAATGCTGACACCTGCACAACGACATTTTCAACGCGTCATGGCTGAACGTCATGGCAAAACCGACGAGCAGTCAGATACCGCGCGGACAGCGCACGAGCAAATCATGCACCGGCTGCGCATGGATCAGAGTGCATTAAAGCGAGTGCAGTCTGACCAGGCGAAAGCGGCGATGAAACGCCAGTTGCTACCCCATTACGAGGGCTGGATCGAGGGGACGCTCGACGGCGACAGTGGCCGACAGGATGAGGTGATTGTCACCCTGATGGTATGGGCGATTGATGCCGGTGATTACGTCCTCGCAGCACGTATTGGCCGCTATGTCGTGGCACATGGTCTGCTGATGCCTGACCGCTTCAACCGTACAGCCGCAACCATCCTGGTCGATGAAATCTGCGATCCGATTCTGGTGCAGGTCAAGGCCGACGATACCACCGACGTTACGCCATATCTGTCGGTGCTCGATGACGTCGCGGACTTTACCGCCGACAGCGATATGCCCGACGTGGTTCGCGCCAAGCTGTGCAAAGCGCGTGCCTTTGCGCTGCGTAACGGCACAACCGAAGAGCAGGCCATCGCGCTGGCGTTGCTGCGTCAGGCGCTGACCCTGGACGCGGGCGCCGGGGTGAAAAAAGAGATTGAACGCCTTGCCCGTGCGGTGAAAAAAGCCTCCGCAGAGGCGGGCGCAGGCGGGGGCGGTGATGCTGATGGTACCGATGGCGGCGATGGTGCTGAAGGCGCTGGCGATGCTGGCGGAGATACCGCAGCGGACGGCGCAGGCGCAGGCACAGGCGAAGCTGCAGCATCGTCAGATCCGGCAGTAGCGGCCAGCACTACAGCGACAAAACCCGCCCGCACCCGCGCACCACGTAAACCGGCAGTGCGTAGAACAGCAGCGAAAAAGACGCCTGCCGCAAAAAAATAACCGACTTGCGCCCCGTGCGCTGGCGGCGCGGGCGGAGATCTGCAACGCATTGCGTTTACTTTTCTCCGTCCGCTCACCGCCACCTATTCAGGAGACGACGCGATGAGCCTTGTAGCCGGTCGCACTGTTACCCCCTCTGCGGAGGATGTGCCGGACACTGACGACGGTGGCGAGAAAGTCACCGCCGGGACGTTCTGGCCGGAAATCGCCCTGAGCGATGTGCGCATGGAAATGCGCATCAATGGCGCGGTGACGACCTCACGCCTGAAACAGGCCGTGATCGAGGGCGTATCGCACACCCTCGACCAGCTTGCCGACTGGCAGGCCGTACAGCTGGCCGCAGGCTACACCCAGCTCGCTGATGTTCCGGCGGTAAAAGTTAACGGCGAAAGCGTGAAGGTGCATCGCTACCGCCGCGCGGTGTTCAGCATCGCCCGCGCGCACATCCTCGGCACAAACCGGGATGTGGACACCACTGGCGACGCAGGGGAGAAGCGCGCCGCCGCACTGGCCTCACAGGCCGATGATATGTGGCGCGATGCCCGCTGGGCGATCTCCGACATTCGCGGCACCGTGCGCAATTCTGCGGAGGCATTCTGATGAAAGTGCAGGCATTGCAGGGCGATACCGTGGATTTGCTGTGTCAGCGCCACTACGGCACCACGCAGGGTGTGACAGAGAAAGTCCTCGCCGCGAACAAAGCGCTGGCCGGTCAAATATTTCTCGACGCCGGCCAGGTCGTGGAGCTTCCGGAAATCAGCGCTCCAGCAACACAGGAGACCGTGCAGCTATGGACTTAATCAACCGAATCTGGAATGGCGTGACGTACTCCTGGTCAACGCTGCTGACCAGCATCGGCGTCATGACGCAAAAGGACTGGCTGGCTGCTATTGGCGTGCTGATCGGTATTGCGGCCGCCCTGCTTGGTGAGCTGCATCGTCGCCGCATGGCGCGTATTCAGGAAACCAATAACTCATTGCTGAACGAACTGATCGACGCGATTCGTGACGACACCGAGAACCGCCAGGACGTTAAAGAGCTGATCCGCACCATCCGGGAGGCGCCGCGATGAAAAGGGGAATTATTGCCTGCTCCATCGCCGCAATCATCTCGCTGGCCGCCACGTTGTGGCCGCAGGCGCTGCGAACCAGCCCGGAAGCGCAGCTGAAGATGGCAAAGTACGAGGACTGCCGCAAGACCCCGTACTACTGCCCGGCGGGTGTACTGACAGTGGGGATCGGCTCCACTTCGAAGGTGGAAAATCGCCAGTATGTCGAGGGTGAGATCGCCGAGCGCTGGGTTAACGACCTCCTGCGCGCTGAGAAATGCGTTAACCGTGAATTTAACGGCGCCGCTGCACCGCAGAAAGTCTTCGAGGGCATGACCGACGGCACGTTTAACGTCGGCTGTACCGGGCTGGGCTGGTACACCAACACCAAAGGCCAGAAGGTGCGAACCACCCTCTGGCGTGATGCGCAGGCCGGTAACTGGCGGGGTGTCTGTGAGCGACTGACGGACTTTGTGAACTCCGGCGGCAAGCGCCTGCAAGGGCTGGTCAACCGCCGGGAAGAGTTTAAGGCCTGGTGCCTGTCTGATCCGGCGCTGAAGGGGGTGAAATGAAAGCGACAGCCATTCTCGCCATCGTGATGTTTGCCCTGCTGATTGCCGCCGTCAGCGGCCTCGCGTGGCAAAGCCATAAGCGCGAACAGGCCGAGAAATCACTGACCAGCACCCGGGAAGAACTGAAACAGACCGGCGACGTGCTGGCAGAGGTCAGGGCGCTACGCCAGGACGTCAGCCAGGTGGAAGCTGGACTGAAGAGACTGAACCAGCAGCGCAATACAACAGGAGAGCACCGACGTGAAAACATCAAAACCGCACTGGCCGGTGACCCCTGCGCTACTGGTACTGTGCGCGCTACTGTCGCTGACGGCCTGTACCAGCGCGCCGAAGAAGTCAGCACCGCAGATTATTCAGGAACCCTTACCAGAAAGCCTGACGGCAAAAACTGACGTCCCGCCACCACCGGCCAGGCCGATGACGTGGGGCGGACTGGCTGCCTGGACGGATTCATTACTCGACGCGCTGGATACCTGCAACGCCGATAAGGCGGGGATCCGTGAGCTGGAACTAAGGCGTATCGCCAGGGGGATAAAGTGAAAAAAGCTGAACTGCTGCGCGCTGCGCTGATCGCCGGTAACACCTGGTGCAAAGCCAACCCTGAACTGATCACCGTCTGGGTGGAGAAGGGGCATATTCAGATTGAAGCGACCGGCGAAGCCTCGTTCATGTACCACTGCACCATTCAGGTACTGGCGATGGATTTTCCCGGCCAGATTGACGATCTGATGCTGCCGTTGCTGGCGTGGGTATGGCAGCAACAGCCCGACCTGCTGCTGAACCCGGACAATAACCGCAAGGTGGAATTTGACGCGGATATCATCAATGACGACGTCGCCGACATTCTGTTTAAGGTGCCGGTCTGGGAGCGCGTCATGGTAACAAACAGCAATGGCGTGCCGAAGGCGGAGCATCTGGCCGAGTCGCGCCCGCGTTTCAACGGCGGCGAGTGGGAAATGGTCTTTGATCCGGAGTCTGGGGGAGCGCTGGCATGAGCAATAACGACGCACTTTTCAGCCAGCTTGACGAGGTATTTGCGGCCATCCTGTCGGGCATGTCCCCGGCAGGGCGGCAGCGTACCGCCCGCAGCGTCGGCACGATGTTGCGCCGGAGTCAAAGCCAGCGCATCGGCAGACAGGAAGCGCCGGACGGGTCGAAGTTCCCGACCCGCCGTCGCCGCGTGCTGCGCTCGCAGGCCGGGATTAGCTTTGTCTGGCAGGGTGAAAACCGTCGCTTGCGTAACTGGCGGGCCACTCGCGGCCGCCATGGTCGCATGCTGACCGGATTTGACGAAGAACGTGGCGCGGTTCGCTCATTCTATCGCGAAGACATTGAGCGGTATCTCGATATCAATTTTAACGAAACGCGCCGCAACACCACAAAAGCGGATCCGATGTTCCGCCGCCTGCGTACCGCTCGCTTTCTCAAAGCGAACGCCACGCCTGAAGGCGCGGAAGTAGGCTTTTCCGGCGTGGCCGCACGTATCGCCCGCGTCCATCAATTCGGCCTGCGTGACAAAGTCAACAGCAGCGGCGCAATGGCGACCTATCCCCGCCGCGAGCTGCTGGGCCTGAGTAAGGCTGACCGCATGGCGATAGCTCGCCAGGTGATCGACTCGCTGGGTGTGCGCTGATGGATATTGCCGAGCTGATTCGCCTGCTGGAGAACGTCGCGCGTACCGGTACGGTGACGGAGATCGACGAGGAAAAATGGCGCGTTCGCGTGCAAAGCGGCGGACTAAGCCCCAACTGGATGCGCTGGACTGCGCAGCGCGCCGGGGCGTTTAAAGTCTGGGTGCCGCCATCAATCGGCGAGCAAGTCTGGTTCCTGTGCCTGGGCGGCAATACCGACGTCGCTTTTATCGGCGGGAGCCTGTACAGCGACGACAACCCGGCACCAGGCGCGACGCGCAAAGAGATGGTTGTGACGGCGCCGGACGGCGCAAAGTTCCGCTATGACGCGGAGGCGGGCGCATTGCAGGTGCAAGGCATCAAGTCGGCAGTGATTGAGGCGTCGGTAATTGTCACCCTGGATACGCCAGAGGTGAACTGCACCAACCTGCTGCGCGCCAAAAATCTGGACATAACCGAAGGTGGAAATATGCGCGGCAACTTCAGCCATACCGGCGGTAAGTTCAAGTCAAACGGCGTACAGGTGGACGACCACAACCACGGCGCTGTTGAGCGCGGCGGAAGCTGGACGGAGGGTACGCAATGACAGAGCGCTATCGCGGCATGAATGCCGCAGGCACCGGCACGCTGACCGACGAGGATCATGTGTGGCAGTCGGTTAACGACATTTTGCTGACGCCGGTTGGTAGTCGCCTGATGCGCCGTAACTACGGCTCACTGTGCCCTGACCTGATCGACAGCCCGCAAAACGACGTCACACGACTACAGCTGATGAGCGCGGCAGTGATTGCACTGGCGGCATGGGAGCCGCGCATTGTGCTGGATACCATCAACGTGACTTATTCAGCCAGCGGCGCGGTGACCGCCGCACTGTCCGGCATGCTGACGGAAACCATGGAAAAAAGCACCCGCGTGGTGACATTAAGGGGCGCCAATGCCAACGATTGACCTCTCACAGCTGCCGAAGCCGACCATTATCGAAGAACTCGACTTCGAGACGATCCTGGTTGACGTCAAAGCGCTGATGGTGGCGGCATTTCCTGCTGATCAGCAGTCAGCCGTTGCCGCTGCGCTGGGTCTTGAGTCAGAGCCACTAAACATCATTGCTCAGGCGATGGCGTACCGCGAACTACTGCTGCGCCAGCGAATCAACGAAGGTGCAGCAGCATGCATGCTGAGTCATTCGACAGGCGACGACCTGGACAATATCGCGGCCAATCTGGACACGGAGCGACTCACCATAACGCCCGCGACCGACACTGCTGATGCAGTGATGGAGGGTGATGAGGCGCTACGCCTGCGTGCGCAGGCCGCGTTTGAGGGGATGAGTGTCGCCGGACCATCGGCGGCTTATGAGTATTTCGCCCGCAGCGCCAGCGGCAAAGTGGCCGCTGTACGTGCAACGAGCCCAGCACCGGCCGAGGTGGTCATTGCCATCCTATCCAGTGACGGTGACGGCACGCCATCAGCCGAACTGATCGCGACGGTGCAGGCGGCGGTCAACGATGAAGATACGCGCCCGCTGGGCGATCGCGTGACGGTGCAGGGTGCCGAAATCATTGAATATGCAATTGATGCCACCCTGTATCTGTATCCGGGCCCGGAATCGGAGCCGATCATTAACGCTGCACTGACATCGCTGCAGACCTTTCTGGCGAACGCTGATAAAAAAATCGGCCGTGACGTGGTGCGCTCCGCCATTTCGGCAGCACTGCATGTGCAGGGGGTACAGCGCGTAGTGGTCAACGCCCCGGCGGATGATCTGCAGATCGATAACACCCAGGTCGCGCGCAATACCGGGTACAACGTGGAAAACGGCGGCACCGATGAGTAACTCTCTTCTGCCACCGTCTTCCGGGGACTGGCTCCGCCACACCGAGGCGGGAACGGCCAGACTGTCAGCGATAACCGTTGCGCTTCGCACGTTATGGACGCCGACTGCGTGCTCGGTGGATTTGCTGCCGTATCTGGCCTGGGCGTTGTCGGTTGACCGGTGGGACAAGGCCTGGCCGGCAGATCGCAAGATTGCCGCCATTCGGCGATCGTACTGGCTACACCGCCGCAAAGGAACGCGCGCAGCGGTGCGGCGCGTGGTTGAGGATATGGGTTTTTTGGCGACGTTCGCCGAGTGGTTTGAGGTCGGAGACGAGCCGGGCACTTTCCGGCTTGAGGTTGATATCAACGAGGTAGGCCTGACACAAAAGACCTTGGCCGAATTGAATCGCCTTATTGACGACGCAAAGCCAGTCAGTAGACACCCGTCACAGTTCAATGTCGCGGCAAAGGTAAAGGGAGATATCTGGACGGGCTCAACACTGTGCAGCGGCGACATTATCAGTATTTATCCGGCCGATTTTGAGGCTGAAGAAAACATTACGTACAACGGCGTGATTTTTCACGACGGCAATTTTAACTACGGGTAAGACTATGACCAGACTGCCAGAATCCTCATCGTGGGAAGAAGAGATTGAGCTGATTTCCAGGCGCGAGCGCGTTTCAGGCGGGCTGGATGGCGTGGCAAACAGGCCATTAAAAAGCCTAGCCAACCGTACACGCTGGCTAAGAGATAAGGCTGAAGAAACTGGCAAACTTGTTGCTGGTAAAGTCAGCGCAGTAAAAACCTTCGCAGAAGGCGCCACGCTGGAGTCACCACGAGACGAGATTCTGCATGGCGCTTACAGACTAGTGTGGACGGGGGTATTTCCGAAAACAGTTCTCGCGGGAAGTACGCCACAAGAAACAGGCGGCGTGGGTGTCGGGGGGTGGGCTTACTCATCAGATGCAATTATTCGCCGGGATCTGCGCTCAAGCACTGCTGGTAAAAGTGGCGGCTCTATTGTTAAGCTCGATGAAGATATCAGCGTACAAGACGCCCTAAGCCCGATGCTTTATTCAGGGCGAGTTGTCAGGCTTTCTGTTTTTTATGCTCGCGGGTTACGTGATGATGCAGCATTTGCAGCGGCATTTGCAGCATCGAAAAACGCAGACGGTTATAACTGTCGGGTCATTATCAATGACACACCATATGTCGTAGAGATTACTGATACCATTTATAAATTCCAGACCAGCGAGAGCACCCGGTACAACCTCAGAAATTATGGTGGTTATAATTGCGGTGTTGTCGGGGAATTTAAATTTCATGGTGAGGCGCGATTTTTATTTGAGTGGTGCTACAAGCCGTACGTGAACGTTTTAATACAAGGCGGCGTTAAGGCTAATGGCGTTAATAAGATTATCCCTGAGCTGTCATCTCGCGCTGTGCAGTTTGAGAAAGTCATTGTGGGCGCTGAAGTTCACATTGACACATATCAGTACAACGGTTACGGCCTCGCAACCTTTGGTAAAATACACCTCGATCCATCTCAGCAATCGGAGGGTATCAAAGGGCTTTATCCATCAACCGTGAACGCCTATCAGAGCGCAGGCGCGGTTTATCTGGCGGGGACCAATGGATTTGGTGAGTTTTCGTCTATATGGGAACTGGATTGCACTGATGGATCTGTCGTTGACTCAGCTTACGATATTGTTATTCACAAATACGAGGGTTCTGACCTCTTTGTTAATAACGCCAACTCACTGCGCTTCGGCTTCTTATTGCTGGGTGTTGCGAACGCGAAGATTTTTAACAGCCAGGGTGTATATATTGGGCATCATCTCGGCGTTGCCGGGGCCAGCCCGACGGTGAAGCAGACCGAAGACCTTTACTGCATGGATATCGTTAATTCCTGGGTTCGGTTCGGTCAGTCCCGCCTGTATGGTGCCAACTGCGGATTTCGTATCGGGTCTGCTTCAAACGTGGTGTTTGACAGCCTGGAGGGGTACCACATTAACCAGGCAATCAGCATAACAAACAGCACATCGTATTCCGGACCATCTAATAGTCCGACTGTCGATGTGCATGTTAAGCAGATAAACATAGTGAATGGTAACGGCCAGTTCGCATTTTCGAGCAAACACTGCATCCACGTCGATGACGGAATGTTAGCGAATTTAACGGTGGAAGACGGGCGTATCCAGTGGAACGTTAACGGCAGAACATCGGAATACGCCTACGCGATTTACGGAGGCTCACTGTCCACCTCGCATATCAAAATCGACAACGTTCGCCTTCTGGGCAACTACGATGCTGAACCGGTATACATGCCGAACTATGACTGCATCGTGAAAATGCACACTCCGGATACCGAGGTGAACGTGGGCGGGACCCGCACTACCGGCAGTGGGCGTCGCCTGCGGGTAAACTGGGGTATGAGCACAACAGAAACGGAGTACACCAGTAAACCGAATAAACGCGTTTACATCGTCGCGAAAATCAATGATCCGGCGGGCAATTTTATTGCCAGGGTGGATGCCAAACCTGCATTCTATGCTGCGGGCGTAGCAGGGACGTTTAGCGGTAATTTTGGGGTGTCAAAAGGGCAAAAGGCGTACTACTCGATGCTGTCATCAGCCATTGTCGATTCATACGCCGAACTGGAATTGGGTTAACAGGAGAAAACATGTCTGATTATGAATTACCAGCCGCTGGCACAACGCTGACCTGCGTTGAAGCCAGAGGGTGCCGCGTGGGGTCACTCACTGAGGGTAATGAATATACCGTTGTTTTATCGGGTGCCGGGGATGATGAATCCCCGAACATTCATCCATATACCCGACTCCGCATGGCACCCAATTTATTCACCGTCACCGGTGATGACGGAGATGCCGTGCTGCTGGATTCTCTTGATAGCAGTATTGCATTTTTCTCTGTCACTGAAAACTAAGAAGGCGGGCAGGAAATTTAGTTTAAACAATTACTGACCTTGCCATTTTTTCCTGACTTGTATTTCGTAAACGATTCGGCAGGTAAATTCGTTATCGGATTTAAGGTTGGGTAGATGCTGTAAAATACAGAGTAAATAAAGATGAGCAAAATATTTAAATCAATCATCACGGTAGCTTGTCGAGAGAAAATAGCATCTGCAATTGTTAGCGGAAATAAGGTTATCTTCTCACAAATGTCCGTCGGGGATGGCGGAGGGAGCGCAACGATACCGGGCGATGAGCAGACCACGTTAGTCAATGAGAGATTTCGTACTCAACTTAACAGTCTAAAGCTGTCAGATACCGAAAATATCATTATCGCGGAGATGATAATTCCGCCAGAAGTGGGTGGGTTTACTATCCGGGAGGCCGCGCTGTTTGATGATACCGGTGTGTGCATGGCAGTTGCCAACGTCCCGGAAACCTATAAACCCGCACTGACTGAAGGTTCCGGGCGTTTTACCATCCTCCGCATCTGGCTGGCGGTCAGCAGCACCGAAGCCGTTGAACTTGTCGTTGATCCAGGAATTGTGCTGGCGACAGTCGAAGATGTGATTAATGCCGGTAATGAAATCAAAGATTACACCGATGAGCAACTGAGCAATCATGCAGGCTCGCGGGATCACCCGGATGCCACCCTGAACGAAAAGGGATTTACCCGGCTGAGTAACGCCGTTAACAGTAACGCCCAAGATGAAGCCGCTACCCCGCTGGCGGTAAGGCTGGCTGTTGAGGCTGCTATCACTGCCGCATGGGAGCTGGATAACCCCGTCGGCACGGTGAAGTTTTACGCGCAGAACGTGAACCCCAACGAGCGCTACCCGTGGACAGAGTGGATTTATACCGGAGAAGACAGGACTATTCGTATCGGTAAAGCCAGTGGTGAGAACGTCGGTACGACCGGAGGAAATGACACTGTTACGCTACAACGGGGTAATCTCCCCTCTGTGCAGATTGACGTCAGCGGAGAAACCAGCGAGCTACCAGAGCAGGAGCTGACAGCCAGGAGCGCAGGTAAGCACAGGCATCAGGGAGGGATGGCGGCACCGGGTGAAGCCTGGGACGGTGATTATGTTGTTGGTTCGGATAACGACAGTCACCGCACCCGAAATTACACGGATGAGGTGGGCGATCATAGCCATATTGTCGGCGTACCCGCCCACAAACACACGACAAACGGCAAAACCGACAAACTCGGCGAGGGTAAATCGTTCAGCGTGGTTGAAGCGCACACGCTTTTAATGTGCTGGGCGCGGGTGGCGTGAGTATCGAGCACCGTCAAAATTAACAGTGCTGCAGGTCGTCAGAAGTGGCGGTGCGGTACCACCATAGTCAGAAATGGCGATATCTGCCGGTAGTGAAAGCCCCTTACTGAAGGGGCTTTTTTGTGGATTAAAACAGGCTCTTGATAGAAGTTGAAACAGAGTTAACCGCTTTTGTCGCGCTGGATTTCAGATCATCCAGCACATCACTGACAGACGACGTCTGTAGCTTCTCGCGAAAATCCCCATCGGCGCGCGAAAGACTGATCGTAAACTCAATTTTTTTCGGGTTGCCGTAGCGGTCAAACTCCGTTTTTCCTCGCTCCAGCTGCGTCATGAGGTACATCCCGTAAATCTGCCCGTCACCCTCAATCAGCGGCCAGGGGCGACCGGCAAAGCCGATCGTCTCCAGCGCCGACAGCGACCACCGGCCGCCTGTGATTTCCGGGTAGAGCACGCCGTCGAGCGTGATTGTGTCGTCACCCGGCCCGATATACTGCCAGGCCGCCGACTGGTTAACCCGGTCATTTTTAACGTGCCGCCACGCCTGGGAGTGCCGCAGCTGCTGATACGGCACAGTGCGCAGCGTAAAAACAAACATCCCGTAAATCATCATCATAAAAAACCTCCTTACTCCCGATCGCGGAATGAGCCGCGGTTAGTTTTGCGGGTGCTGGCCATTGCATCTCGCACGGTGTTACGCACCATTTTTTCCAGTTCCTGATCCGAGCGTTTACCGACGTCGTTAAAGACCAACTGGAAGAACGGCGCAGCACCTGACGACGCGGCGACCGGCGCAGACGTTGCCCCCTGCGTCGCCGTCGGCACCGACAGAATGCCGCCGGCCGCAGCGGCGGACACACGCGGTACAGGCTGCGGAATAACACGCGCTTCCTGATAGGGACCACGCAGCGCCAGCGCGCGCGGCAGGTTTTTAAAGACAATATCCCCGGGGCCGATTTTCTTTGTGTTATTCGCCGTCGCTTTTGTGTTATCCGCGATATTATTCAGGCGTCGCAGAGTGCCATTATCGCCAGTAATAACCGGCGGCTTGCTGCCGCCAGCACTGGACACGGTAGCCTGACCTAGTGGCAACTGATGACCAGCCAGCGCGGCTGCTGATGCCTCCAGCGCACTCTGTGCCTTATCTGCCTGCTGCCTGGCTCTTTCGATACCGTCGGGAATAAGATCCAGTTTTTCAAGCAACCAGCTGACGCCGTTCATTAACTGCTGGAGCGGCCATAACAGAACACTAAGCGCGGTACCCATTACCCGCCCAAAGGTTTCACCCGCCGACGCGCACTTATCCAGCGTGTCTTTACTGGTCTGCATCGGGGTCAGCAGGTTTTTGAACCACTCCCAGACAGCCTTGATGCCATTACCCAGTGCGGAGAAAACAGGCACCAGTGCAGAAAAAGCAGCTCTGACAGGTGTTAACGCCTGCCACACACCAGTAAAGAAACCAGAGAAAAAGGCTTTGATAGGCTCCCAATAGCGCCAGATGAGCAGCCCCGCCGCAACAAACGCCGCACCAATTAGCCCGATCGGACTTAACAGGAAAGACAGTGCGCCACCCAGCACAGATACCGCACCGGTAATCATCCCCCACAACGCAGGGAGGCCGGTAAGCCTGAGCATCAGCATGGCAAGGTTTTTACCCAGGGAGGTTAACGCAGCACCGGGCGCCAGAAACGCACCCATTAACCCAGCCCGAATCGCGGGCATGATGGCGGAGATCCTCTCAAAACCGGATGCGACACCAGTTATAACGACGGACCAGCCGCGCATGCTTGCCATCACCGGGCCAGCGGCAGTACCCAGGGTGCGGAATGCGGCAATAGTGCCGAGAATGCCGCGACCACCGGTTAGCACCGCGAAGCCGAGCTGTAGTTTTGTCAGCGGCCCAATCAGAATACCGACAGCAAGCGAGAGGGCACCAACAGCGACAGTTAGCGCCAGAGCCCCGCTAGCCACCAGTAACAATGTTTGTGCAAGGCGAGGGTTAGTTTTTACCCATTCACTCGCAGCCGTGATCGCATCACTTAAACCTTGTGTTAATTTGCGAAGAGGGCCATCAACGGTCTCTTCAATCTGAATGCGAAATCCTTCCCATGCACTGTCGAGGTTCTTCAGATCGCCACTCAGGTTGTCAGCCATTTTTTTAGCGACAGCAGACGCCTCACCTCCTGCGCCTTTTAGTTCCCTTACGAGCTTTTGCAGTTCTCCACTTCCCGCGCCTGCAACCAGTGTTTGCAGCCCAACAAAAGCCTCTTCCCCGGCAATGTCTTTAAAGAATCCAACCTGATCAACTTGTCCGTATTTTTTAGTTGCCTTGTAGAGGTCGAGAAGAATAGTTTCAACTGGTCGCATTTTCCCCCTGGCATCCGATACTGATACGCCAAGCTGTTTTAATGCTTTTGCCGCTCCGGCTGTAGGGGATGCAAGGCGGGCCAGTGAAGCTCGCATAGCTGTACCAGCATCGCTACCGCGAAGCCCGTTGTTAGCCAGAATACCTGCCATCCCGGCGGCCTCTTCCAGGCTGATACCCAACTTTGACGCCACGGGCCCGGCGTATTTCATCGTGTCGCCAAGACTTCGCAGGTCAGTATTGGTACGAGTAAATGCAGCCGTCAGCACGTCACTGACACGATCCATTTCACCGGCAGGGAGGGTAAATTGAGAAAGGATGTTTGATCCAATATCGGCACTTTCGCCCAGCTCCATCCCGCCGGCCAGCGCCATATTCAGCACGCCAGGTAATGCCGCCTGGATTGATTGCGGAGTGAAGCCGGCCATCGCGAGGAACGCCTGACCGCTGGCCGCGTCACGGGTGGTAAATGCCGTTTCCGCGCCAAGCTTTTTCGCCTGAGCGCGCAGAGCGGCGAGCTGTGAGTCACCCTTATCGAGTCGCGTCAGCGCCTGAACTCGGGACATTTCCTCATCAAAGCCAACGGCAGGGGCCAGGAAGCGCCCGCCCGCATATCCGGCAGCGCCCGCGCCAGCAATTGCCATCGTGCCACCGCCGCGAAGTTTCGCGCCGGTTTCCTTAGCCCTCTCATAACTTGCCTGCGCGCGCGTGACTGCAGCCAGCCGCTGCCGTTCACGCTCAAGCGCCTGGCCGTATTGCTCTGTTCGCCGGATGGCCGCCTGCACCGCGCCGCTACCGGCATTAAGGTTAACGCCATGCTGGCGCACCGCTTGTCCGGCTGCGCGTAGTTGGGTGGTCTGTTTGTTATAGGTGTCTGTCAGGCGCGAGAGTTTATTCCGCAGCGTTTCAAGCCGCGCCGTCTGCGCCTCGGTCAGCTGCCCGCCTTCGCGTTGCTTCTGATTGAGACCATCAAAGGCACGTTGAGTGCTTCTGAGTTTTTGCGCGGTATCGTTTGCCTGTGAGCGCAGCTTGTCGAAAGACGACGCGCTTTTTTCCAGGTCTTTGATGGAAGACTGTGTTTTTTTGAGGGAGTCAGAAAGGCCGCCAATAGCTTTACTGGCGGCACTGACCGGGCGGGTGAGCTTATCAATAGCACTGAACGCAACGCGAATACTAAGATCCATCGTCATCCTCCTGTTCATGGTTGCCGCTTCTGATAGCCGCCTTCTCGCGCCAGGCCATCAGCTCGCGCAGCTCCATGCCGTACATCTCGGAGGGCGGCCAGTGAAAAATAACTGCAATGTCGGCGATCAGATCGTCGACGTCAGGAAATGCCGGCTCTCTTATTCGCTCTCCGTCTCCGCCGAAATCGGTGCGGATGGCGCCGGCTTCGTCAAAAAAGGCGTGATCTCTTCACAGAGCGCAGTGAAGTCACCGGTTGCCAGTGAGGCAATTTCGGCGTTGGTCAGCTGCGGACTGGTGGTGCGCGTCAGCAGGGTGGAGACCGCATCAAAATCGAAGTTCAGCACATCAACAAGACGCAGTCCGCGCAGCGATCCAGCCTGTTTGATGGTGTCAGTGATAGTGATGGTGATAATTTCCTGATCGCCGCGCTTGACCGGCTTACTGAGAATAACGGACATAACAGTTTCTCCGGGCGGCCCGCAGGCCGCCTTAAAGGTGAGTTAAGGGGTTATCAGCTGCCGAGACCCAGCGCTGACATAATGCGATCCGGGTAGAGATTCCGCCCGTTACGCTTGTAGATAAAGTTCAGCAGGTCGATTTCCAGCAATGGCTTATCGTCAACCGACTCTTTGTAGTACGTGTTTTTGATGGCGTAGGTATGGTTGGTGTCATCACCTTGTTTTGCATCACCAGGATCAATCTCAGTGATGCGCCCGCGCATCTCTACCTCCAGTAGTGAACTGGTGCCACCACTGTAAATCTCTCCCACAAAGCGCAGGCGTAATTCGTCGATATCACCGCCGTATTTCAGGATCAGCTCTTCGACCACGCCGCCGACAATCATCGACGCGTCCAGCGCCCCGGAATCCAGGCCCAGATCTACAGCCACCGAGCCGACCATGCCGCCGCCCTGGTAATCCTCAGTCTTGCGGGTCAACTTCGGCAGCGTGACGCTCGGCACTTTCCCGATGAAGTTTTCGCCGTCAACAAAGAGGGTAAAAAGCCGGAGTTTTTTAGGAATAGCCACTATTCACCTCCCAGCGATGCAAAAGCGGGTTCGTAATACTGATCGGTGAACGTCTGGATCATCGTCAGGTCTTCCAGCGGCGGTACCGGGCTGTAGTTGTAGCGCACGATGGCTTTACCCTGACGAATGCCCGCTACCGGGTTATCAACGACGTCATACCAGGTCGCCGCACCAATCAATTTGCCCGCGGTAACCAGCGCCTGTAGTTTGGCGTTGATGCCGCTCACCACGTCTTTCACGTTTGCCGGGGTCAGCGGGGTGTCCACTGTGGTGAACTGCGCTTCTGCGATACTGTCCGCCAGAATCTGTGCGGTTCGGGTGAATACCTCGAAAATAAATTTTTCGGGATCAGTCGTGCGGTTACCCCAGAAGCGGAAGCCGTCGCGTTTAATCAGCGTGGTGATCTCGTGGGCGTTCAGCTCGTTCGCGTCAGAGTCCTCCGCCTGCAACGCCCAGAACACATCCTTAGAAATCCCCAGCACGTTTTTCACCGGCACGTTAGACAGTGATTTATGCCAGCCCTGCTCGTTATCGATCAGAGCGCGGAGACCCAGCGCATACGCCACGGCGGGAAACTCTTCATTGACGCCGGTCGCTGGATTGTAGGCGATGAAGTTCGGCCAGATCAGCATGCCTTCGCGCTCTGCAAACGTCTCGCGATAGGCTTTCGCCTCTGCAATGGTCTCGCAGCCGTCGCAGTAGCTGTATGAGAATGCCCGCAGCTGCTTCGCGATAACCCGAAGCTGCGCGGTCACTTCAGCAGTGTCGTAATCAGGCACGCCGAGAATGCGTGGCCGGTATCCGGTTTTTTGCTCCGCCGTCAGAAAAGCAAACATGCCGGTATAGCTGCCGTCTGCCTGCGTGCCACCAATAATCAGTTGCGACTGAGTGGGCTTGTTTTCACCCGCTTCAGCTTTTGCAACACGCACAACGATCACGCGGGTGCTGACTTGATCGGAAATAGCTTTCAGCGATTTGTAAAGCGAACCGGTTTTACCTGCTTTGCCGAGCACGCTGATAACCCGCGCCACAAGCACCGGAGTGTTAAGTGGAAAGGTGACAGGGTCGGCGTCTTCGGCTACCGCAACCAGACCAATGACCGTTGAATCAATGTCATTGATCGCGGTCTGGAGGTCGGTATTTTCCTTGACGCGCGCCCCGTGAAAAAAGTTGTCGGTCATACTCTACCGCCATCATGTTGAGTGAGTTCGCGGTCATCATCGCCGGACTGGCTGGCCGCTGTCGTGTCATCAGGGTTGTGACACGCCTGCCACAACAAAAAGCCATCGCCAGCATCGCGCGCGCATGAAACCATCAGCGGCGGAGGTATGCACATGGCACTCACGACGGACACGATCGACAAAGCAAAAGCGCTACTGAGCGAAGGGGTGCAGCGATTCCAGGATTACCAGTCCGAACTATCGCGCGTGCCGGCATTCAGCATCATGATGGGCGGCAAGGCTCTGACGCAGCTGGATCCCCGCATTATTTCGCTGGAGCTGACCGACAATCGCGGTTTTGAAGCGGACGAACTGACCATTGCTATCGACGACAGCGACGGATTGATTGAGCTGCCGCCGCGCGGTGCAGAGCTGTCGGTGTCGCTGGGCTGGCAGGGTGAGCCGCTGGTTTACAAAGGGATTTACACTGTCGACGAGGTTGCGCATTCAGGACCGCCAGACAGGCTGGAGATAACTGCCCGCAGCGCGGATTTCCGGGATGAGTTTAACGTCAAGCGCGAGGTGTCATGGCATGACGTGACGGTTGAGCGCATCGTGTCAGCCATCGCCAGGCGTTACAAACTGACGCCGGTGATTTCCGAGCAACTGATGAGCGCTGAGATTGATCACGCAGACCAGACCCAGGAAAGCGATATGTCATTTCTGACGAGGATGGCCGACCTGCTGGGAGCTATTGCCACCGTCAAAAACGGTAGCCTCCTGTTTATCCTGCCGGGTGGTGGCGTCAGCGCGAACGGCAAAGCCCTGCCAGAGTTTGCGATCACCCGATCCAGCGGCGACCGGCATTCGTTCCGTATCGCAGACCGTGACGCCTATACCGGCGTGCAGGCGTACTGGCTGGATCTGGAGTTCGGCAAAAAGAAAAAAGTCACAGTTAAAGCCCGTAAGAAGAAAACCGAGAAGAAACCGCGCAGCAGCGCAAGGGAAGGGGACTATATCGCGGGCGAAGACGGCAACGTATTTGTGCTGCGGACAACGTACAGCAGTGAGACTGCCGCTCAACGTGCCGCTGCTGCAAAGTGGCAGCAACTTAAACGCGGTGCCGCCGAGTTCTCTATGACACTTGCATATGGTCGCGCAGATCTGTACCCGGAAATGCACGGCACGGTATCAGGATTCAAAACGGATATTAACAATCAGGACTGGATAATTGCGAAGGCCACACACTCGATCGACGACGGCGGATTTAAAACACAGCTGGAGCTTGAAGCGAAAATACCTGAATGGATTGCGGAAACAGAGTCATAGCAGCCATAATAACAGTGAGTTCAACTCCCAGCCGGGAGGCCATCATGTTCAAGTGTCCCATTTGCGGTGCCGTTGCAAAAACGCGCACCAGTCGTCCATTGAGTAATACAACCGTTCGGCATTATCACCAGTGCCAGAACTTTGAGTGCAGCATTACATTTACAACCCTGAATAGCGTTGAAAAACTGGTAACGAAGCGCGGGCCGCCAGAAAAATTATCACCAGACTTCATTCCATCAGACGCGTTTCCAGCTTCGCATTACGGAAGGAATCAGCTAAACCTTGCCCTGTAACCATCGGGGGAAGAAATGAAATGCCCCACGTCGGGGCATTTTTGTTAGTTGGAGGAGTCAACAATAAGACCAGAAATGAGATCAACTTTGGCGGTTATTTGGTTTTTGACGATCGCGCCATAATTATTTTTGCCTTGATATATCGTTGTGATAACTGCATAAGGTGACGAATCATTCATTACAAAGCGATACCTAGTCTCCAGATGCTTAAACGATGAAGGGTCATGCATATTGTTTTTTATATAATTAGTGATCGGGATGTAGGAGTTATCAAATCCCCTTACGTTGCCGATAAACGTGTCAAAATCAATCATCTTATACAAGGATGATGGATTTTTAAGGTAGTCCTGCTTGCACCAGTTGAGCGCCTCATCTGCTTTGATCTCATCATTTTTTGTGAAGGATTGCTGGCTGATACACTTATAAAAACCGCTCGTATCAGAGGTGGCTATTTTTTCTTGGGCAAGGTAGCTATCGATAAACTTCAAGCGCTCATCCTTTAGCATGCTCCGCCACTGTTTAAGCGTGACACCCTTGTCTCGAAGGTCTGCTGGATCGGGGTCTGGTATATATGAACAAGCTTTGAGTAGCACAACCAGTACAACGAGGAATATTACCGGATGCCACCACCTCATACCTGGGTTGCTTGCTGAACAGTAGGGGCATTTTTTCTCTTTTCGCTCCACTTCACTTCCGCACTTCCTGCAAGTAGTCGTTGACAT